GACCTCCAGATCACAGAAGGGACAGAGATCGAGACCTTGGCCTCCGGGGATCTCCGCTTCACTCAGGATCGAGTCAAATGATCGACGAAGACAACCCCAGGAGAGTGAGGAGGAAGAAGTCACTCCCGAGGAACCTGAAGCTCCTCCTCGAGCTCTGGCCGCGATTCTCCACTTTTGCGGAAGTCGCGGAAGCAATGGAGGTCGACCGAGCCAGACTCCGGACGCAACACCTCTCATGGTATGATTCAGATGATGCCTACAGGGCCAAATTCGATGAAGTGGAAGAGGCTGCTTTTGAGCGGACTCTTCGAGCGATCAGGAAGCGGGGGATCGAAGGGATCTCCCGGAAGAAATTCCACCGGGGAGACCCCCTGATCGATCCGGAGACGGGGGAGCAGTATGAGGAGAGGGAATTCTCGGACTCCCTCCTTCTGGCCTATGCGAAGCTCCAGAGGCCGGACGCATTCAAAGAGCAGCAAGATCTCAGAGTCGAGCATTCTGGCGGAGCCAGTTTGCAGGTCATCATGGAAGAGATTCACTCAGATCCGGACTATGTCGAATATATCCGCCAAAGAACTCTCGGAGAGGCTGCTCACTCCAGCGACTCTGGCCTTCCACTACTCGAGGAAGAGATGGAAGCCAGCGAAGCACCTGGTTCAACTGGACCGGCAGATCACCCGAGCGATTAACGGGCAAGGCCCCCGGATCGTCATCGTCGAAGCTCCTCCCCGACATGGGAAGTCTGAGTTTTTGTCGAAGTGGGTCCCCACCTGGTTCCTGAATCGATTCCCAAATCGACGGGTCGGGGTCGTGTCTTATGAGGCTGGCTTCGCTCGCTCATGGGGTCGAAAAGTCCGGGCCAATATCAGCGAATTCGAGAAGGACTGGGGGCTCCGGGTCAGTCGCTCCCGATCCGCTGCGGACGACTGGGACCTTGAGGGATTCGACGGAGGGATGCTCACCGCGGGAGTCGGAGGACCTCTGACTGGGAAGGGGCTGGATCTGTTGATCGTCGACGACAGTCTCAAGAATGCGGAGGAAGCTCTCTCCCCAACAATCCGGGAGAGCCAATGGGACTGGTATCAATCCACCGCTTCGACGCGCATCGAGCCGGGAGGTCTAACGATCTTCATCCAGACCCGTTGGCATGAGGACGACCTCCCGGGCCGGGTCCATCGAGCCTCTGAGATGGGAGAGGGGGAGCCAGTCCTCCGTCTTCGGATGCCCGCGATCGCAGAGGAAGACGACTGGCTCGGTCGGAAAGAAGGGGAAGCCCTCTGGCCGGAGAGATGGCCGATCGAGGAGCTCCGAAAGCGGGAGCTCTCCCTGGATCGCTACTGGTGGTCCGCCCTATACCAGCAGGCTCCCGGGAGACATGGGTCCTCCGAATGGCCAGATGAGTATTTCGGGGAGCATATCTGGGAGACAACCATCCCGGAGAGGTACGATATCGGGGTCGTCGGGGTCGATCCCTCGAAGGGCAAGGAGGGACGTCGGGGGGATTATTCCGCGATCGTCTTCGCCGGGCTGAAGGACGGGAAGCTCTTCGTCGATTCGAGTATCAGCAGGCGACCAACCGAAGCGATCGTCTCAGATGGGATCGACTTCGCCCTTCGCCATGCGGAGAGCCTTCACGCCTTCGCGATCGAGACGAACCAATTCCAGGAGCTTCTGGTCGGGGAATTCGAGAGGCAGGTCGGGGACCGGGGATTGTCCCCTCTTCCGATCTATACCATCAATAACACAGTGAACAAGAAGCTCCGGATCAGTCGCCTTGGGCCTTACTTCGCGAGGAAGAAGATCCACTTTCTCGATCACGCATCGAATCGACTCCTCGTTGATCAATGCGAAACCTTCTCCATGCGAGAAGTCCGGGGAGTCCACGACGATGGACCGGACGCTCTCGAGATGGCACTCCGTACACTCATTGAACTTCAGGGGGGAGTCGTCCGAGATGACGCAGCCCTCGGAGTCCCTCAGGAAATGGCCGCATGAATCTTGACCAGGTAATGACAACCGTTGCGGAGGCTTCCGGAGCCCTCGCGTCTCAGCTCAAGGCTCACGTTGAGGGATGCCGTATTGCGGACCCCCTCGAGCCCTATCTGGGGGAGAATGGGCTCCTCTGGGACCCGATTGGATCCACGACCCATGACCTCCTCCATGAGACTTGCGCCCCCTACGTCAATGAGGGAGGGCTCAAGCAGATCAGGCAAGTCGCGAGACACTTTGCAAAGACGAATCCCTTCGCGATCAATGCTCACCGGAATCGGATCTCCTATGTGATTGGGGACGGATACACTTATTCCGCGGTCGATCGATATCCGGATTCAGCAAGTGAGGAGCAGAGGGCCAGGGTTCAGCAGGTCGTCGATGAATTCCTCCGCCTGAATCGATGGAGATGGAGGCAAGCTCAGAATCTTCTCAGGCGAGATCGAGACGGAGAAGCAATCCTCCGCAAATTCCCGGTTGAGGACGGGATCATGAGGATCCGCTGGATCGCCCCCTCCGCGATGTTCACTCCCCAAGAGCGAGCCAACCGGGAGAATATCCGCTTTGGGATTGAACTCGATCCAGAAGATGAAGAGACCGTCCTCGCGTACTACGTCCAGGGGAAAGAGGTCGACCCAGAGGAGATCCAGCATCGGAAGCGGACGGACGACCCCCGAGGAGCTCCGATCACCTGGCCAGTCCGGAGGAATCTGGTCTCTGCGATGAAAATCCTCCGCAACGGATCCACCGTCACGGAGATTCAGACCGCAATCGGGATGATCCGGAAATTCGTCAACGCAACTCAGGGGACTGTCCAGGCCTGGGCTGCTTCGCAGAATCAGAAGTCAAAGAGGACCGAAGACGTCCCCGCAGATTCGGACACGCTCCACGAGAAATTCCAGCCAGGGACAATCCTCAACACCAACGGGCGGACGGAGTATGACTTCCCAGCGATGGGGATTGACCCGTCGAAGTATATCTCCGCCCTCCAGGCGGAGCTCCGGGCCTGCGCTGTTTGCTGGGTCATGCCCGAGTTTATGCTCACCGCGAAAGCGGATGAGGTCAATCTCGCAACCGCTCTTGCTGCGGAGAGCCCAGCGACCCGGAACTTCCTTAACCTCCAGCTTGATGAGCAGGAGGCGGATGAAGAGCTCTTCGAGGATGTCCTCCGCCATGCGGAAGATTCCGGTCGATTGAAGCCGGGGGACTCCGACGCGGTCCGAGTCGCTGCGATCGCCCCTCCTCTGGAGGTCCGGGATCCCGTCGCCGACGCGACCCGTCGACAGATGGACATGGCCGCGGGGATCCTGTCTCCTCAGACTGCTTCTGCGGAGGCGGGCTACAAATATGAGGAAGAGCAGGCGAATCTGGACACGCATCGAGAGCGATCAGGCTCCCCTCCTTCGGGAAGTCGACCGACTGACTTCCTCCAGCCGGGAATGGATGATTGACATGAGAGACTTCGACTCATGGTGGGAGATCGCTCAACTGATCGGGGCCGGGGCAACTTGTGTTCTGATCCCCGCAGTTAAGAAGCTATGGGATCAGCATACTGAGGATACGAGATACATCCGAGAGGCCGATAAAAATATGCTGACCGTCCTGGCCAGTCTGACGGAAGGCCTCAGAGAAGGGAGCAACAGGCAGGAAGAAACCTTGGAGGGGATCTGGAAAGCGATCGAATCGATCCGCGAGCATATCCAGGAGGATCGCCCGTGATCTTTATAGAAGAACACGCTCTCGAAATAGCCTCGCTCTCCCTTCTATGCAGCGGGGGGATCTTAGTCGCCCTGCGATTCTTCCGAGCCCTTGCTTCTGAGTCGCGGGACAGGGAATGCCGAAGGCAGAACGTCCAAAAAGCAACCGAGGAAGCCCTCAACCAGATCCGGAGACACCATGCAGAACCACATCATTGAGCTCTGCTCTCTTCTAGGCCTGGCTTGGACCTGGCCACTCCTCACAATGTCTCTCCTGGTCCTTTTCCTATACGGAGGGGAAGCCTGGGACGCTTATTGGAGGTCCCCGCAATTCCGACTCTTCGCCAATTGGCTCGCCCTTGGGATCACTCTCGCCTACCTGGGAGAATCCCTCGACGATATCTACTGGTCTTTAACCTGGAGTCTTCACTACTTGGGGAGCCCCCTCGGGGCGGAGCTTATCAATTTTGGACCCATCCCGAATCTCCCTTTTCGGGATGTTCT